TCTGCTGCTTCTTCCATTTCTGCGACCTTACCGTGTGCTGTAGGTCCTTCGGGGCTGTTAAGAGTTGCTAGCTCGGCCATAAGTTCGTCGATATTGATCTCTGTATCAGTCACAGCGGTCATATCTTCGGCACCCATGTCTTCTGCATCAGCTCCTAATTCGTCCTCTTGTGCCTGCTCTTGGTCGCCCATTACTTGCATAAGTACGTCCCGGATCAAGTCCTTAAGGTCATCTACACTCATCTCTCCTACCTCTTCTTCAGCCTCGTCTTCTGATTCTTCAGAATCAACCTCAGCTTCTTCGCCGGCTTCATCTCCTTCTTCTGAGTGCTCCTCTTCCGCTTCGGCGACAGCTTGTAAGCCGTCAGGTCCGATTGCCTCTTCAAGGGTCTCTTCTTGTACCTCCTCAGCTACTTCTTCTTCAGAAATAACGGTGGCGGGTGCATCCTCTTCTTCCATCTCTGTGAGACGTTGAGCTAAAAGCTCTTTAAGTTGAGGAGTAAGAGACTCTTCCAAAGCAAGTTTTGCGTTAGCGATAGCAGCTTCACGAATTGATTTAGCGTCGGCGATAGCCTGCTTAAATAAATCTTTGTTAGCCATAATGTTAACTTTGGATTTGTACACCCATTATATTTTGTGGGGTGTAATAGTAATTTTTTTTACTTTAAATATCGTATCGTAGACGATATATTCATATATAAATACAAATAAGTTACAAAAACAAAAAACCCCAGTCTTTCGACCGGGGCTCCCAAAGGTAGCGCCCTAGGGGAAAATTTATTTAGTCTCTAGCCTAGCTAAGGTCTTAAGATTGGCTAGCATTCTCTTCTTAAATTTGAGCTTGGTGCTCTTACTTAAGGGCTTGAATGCAGCTTTCCTTTTTTTAGCTGACCCTGCCATTACTTGGCTTTGCTTTCGGCTGTAGAAACTTTTCTGTATTCAGTCACGAGCTTCTTAAGCTCTCCTAAAGACTTTCGGGCTCTTGCTTTGGCGGCCTTAGTTTCTTTTCCGTGATTGATTACAAACTCTTGATACAAAGTATCAATTTTTTCGAATAACTCTTGTGATGTCATAACAAATATAATTAAAATTAGGGTTTGGGTTTTTTATTGATTCAACGGACGACCCATATCGTCGGTGCGGTTTGTGATTTTATAGTCTGGAACTAGGCCTATCTTTGAGATAAAGGTAAGTGTTACTCCTTTATTACCTGCTTTATCAAGCAGGCTGTTGATATATCCAGGAAGGTTATCAGCTCCAATCTTGACCCGAGATCCTTCTTCAGTTCTAAACTCATATTGGATAGACTCTCCTGTCTTTTCCATATCATATTCACGTACTAAATCCGCAGGTACAATCCTTTTATCTTCATTTACTTCTTTTTCGTCTACTACATAGATTGGGTCTCCAGGTTTGTTCGGGAGAGCAGCTCCCTCTTTTACAGCTTTAGAATTAGCAGTAAGCTTGTTCTCTACTAAGAATTTTTTTAAATCAAAATTGTTCATTTTTTTTTTATTTTTTTGTTTTTACGCTCTAAGAATGTCACCTATGATGTTGTGAAGCCGGGCGTAAGGGTCTACTGCCTGCTTTACCTCATTCAAAGAGACGGAATTTAAAAATGCTCCGTGAGTGGAGGGATTCGATACGAAATCCCAGCACACCAAATCGAAGTCGTCTTTCACCATTAAGGTATTCTCACCAATGGGCTGGACTGAGCCTGTGCCTCTAGAAGAGATACCGATCGTATGTCCGCCTTTGATGATTTCTTTTACGATGTTACCGGCCGGGGTGTTCAATAGCTCGACCTTACCCATCAGGTTATCTCCATCCCACCAAAGATCCTTCACCACGTGGGAAGCATTTTTTAGTGAGACGATAGGTGATTCGGGGTGATCTAACTCCCCGTACGCATTACCAACTTTTACGAAAGCTTCCATGTACTTCTTGACCTCTCTTTCGAGTATTTTTTTCTCGTAGATCCTTCCGTTCTGGTTCTTGGCGTTGGCTCTCTGCATAACACCCACAACCTCAAAGATACCGGGTCTTTTGACGGACTCAGTGATCGTAGGACGGAAGGGGGTATATTCAATTAAGAGATTTGCCATGATTATGATTCTAGAGTCTTCTTAATTAAAGACTTTACTGCTTCTTTGAGTCTTTCAGTGATTTTCTCTGGGTCAGGTTCTCCGGACATTTTATCAAACTCCTCGTCAGCCTCTTTGTCAACCTTCATATCTTCAGCAAATTTAATAAACTCTTTTTCAAGCTCGTGAGCTGACATCTTACCAAAGTGAGTAGGGTCTGCAAGTACTTTCTTTCTAAAAGCTGCTGCTACGCTAGCAGGTTCTTCACCTACCGTGTTTGAGATATCAGTTAACTTGTTTTGAACGGCTATAGAAGCGTTTTTTTCAACCCTGTCTAGAGCAGTCTCTTCACTTAGCTTTGCTTTCTCCATCTTCTCACCGGGCTCGGTCATGGTCTGGGCGTTCTTGTAGCAGAGGGGATCTTTGATAAGCTCTTTAGCAGCTTTTTCTTTTGCTTTTGCGTACTCTTCTTCTGAAGGAGTACCTGTAATGCCAGCAGCATGAAGTTCTGCTTGGATACCGTGATCTAAAAGATCCGGTGCAACCATATCGATAGGATCTACTTCTGGCTTCTTGTAAGCCGTTACTTCGGCTTTCTTAGCTTCTACCACCATCCCCTTGTTCTTAAGGATAGCGACGGTGTCGGCAAAGCTGTTGAATTGAGTGATGAGGTTAGAGTGTGCCAGTCTGGCATCTCTTACGAATTGCGTTTTAGAGAAGTTTCCTTCTAAAATAGCATTATATTTTTCTTGTAGTGTTTTCATCTGAAATCAAACAATTTAGTGTTGGAAGGTCTCTTTGGTCTCTCTGCTTTAGTGTAACCAAAGCTCTTCATTGCGTTAACGGCTCTGTTGTCTTTTTTACCTTTCGAAAAAGCGAAAGGAGTTTGGGTCGCTCCTATAGCCCCGGTGACGTTCATCTCACTGATCTGTGCTAGGATAAGTTCTCTGAGGAGCTCGGTGAATTTATGCTTTTTCATAAAGTCTTAAGCTCATTAACAAGTTCGTAGTACTGAAGGAGGTTAACGATATGATTGTCGTCGATTCGGGTCTTCTTATCCAAGGGCTTAATAAGCTTCTGGACTTCTTCGATCTTAATCTTAATAATCTCGTCTTTGATCTTTGGGGTAAGAGAATTAACTTCCGTAGAAATTTTCTCTAGTTCCTCGTTGATCATATTTCTGAGTTTCACCTGTGATTCAGAAGCAGTGATAAACTCTCTAAGGATTTCTTTCTGCTGAGGTAGAAAGTTTTCATACTCTCCGTTGAACTTCTCCAGTAGAATCTTGTAGGTAAGCAATCTTAAATCCTTATCGTACTTTGAAAACTCTTCGATCATTGTATCCTTGACATCATCCTGGTTCTGCTTCTTAGCAGTCAAATGCTCTAGAATAGTAACTCTGTTATCAACAATGGACTTAGGGTCAGCGAGATCTTCAGAGCTTTGAGTCTCCATCAAGCAGTACAGGGCAGCCAACGGCTTGTAATCCCGGACCTTCATAGAGAAGAACTCCTCTAGGTCGTAAGACTCTTTGATATCTTTGATAAGATCGTACTTCTGCTTCTTGATAGCGGTTCTATCTAGCTTGTTAGAGATCTCGATGATAGTAGAGACGATGGTGTCGGCTTTGGGTTGGGATACTCCTTTGTTCTTAAGGATGTATTCGTAAAGTTTAAACTCTCTAACTAACGATGTCTTTCCTGTGTAGAACTTCTTGAGTACCTTCACCGCCGGGGAGTCTTTCCTCGATAGAGTGTCGGAAGCGATTTGCTTCACCAACAGCTCAAAAATAAGGCCTGTGTTTTTATACTTCGAATGCTTAATTTTCATGAGTATGTAAGTCTACTAATATAAATATATGTTACTTCTCTAAATCTTTAATATTGCTTTCATCTAGTAAAGTACTAGTTTCTGCAGTATGATCTTGTTCAAAGATGAGTTTTTTACGCTCTTTGAATAAATCCTGATTTTGAAAGAACACTGATTTAGTTGCTAGACTACTCTCTCTAAGCTTATCGTTCTGTGATTCATAACCGCCCTTCATATCGTGGGTACCTAGTCTGTCTCTCCCTAGGGGGTCGTTCTGGGTGCCGTAGATGGACATATTTGTTCTTGGTCTGCCCTCGGGGTTAGGTTCCCCTACAAGCTCATCATAGCCGGTGGGGAGTTTCTGTCCGTCGACACCCTTCCTACCGTACATAGTGGCTAGGTCGTGAGGTGTGCCGTAGGATATCCCTGATTTGACAGGATCGTTGCCTTCGTTCTCAATTTGAGTGGTTCGGAAGGTTCTCTTCTTATCCTCTCTAATCAAGTCACGCATCTCGTTGTACTGATCTTCGGATAGGTTGAAGATATTCTCGTAGATATAATCTGAAGAGAATAAGGCACTGCCCATCATCTGAGTTGCTAGATCGATCTTCTCTTTCAGTAGAGCTATCTTCTCCTGTTCGTAGATGATAGAAGGAGTTGTTAGCTTGAGTTCGAAGTTGGTGAGGCTTTCTCCTTTGTACCCCTGGGTGTACAGGTGAATAAGAGCGATCTTAGTCAGTTCTGACTCTAGGATGCGCTGAATTCTCTCTACTGTTCTGGCAAAGCGAATATCTTCTGCTGCTAAGGTTGCCTTACCTTGCAGGTCTCCTTCGTATCCGAAGTATGCCTTGGGGATCTTTAAAGCAGCAAACATCTTATCTCTTAGGTAAGAGACGTCGTTGGTTCCGTCGTACTCTAGACCCTTGGTCGTATCGATTCTAGTTGAAGTATCACCTCCACGGACCGGGATATAAAAATCCTCGACCATATTCTGCATATTAAAGCGAAGATTGTACTGTCCGGTTTGGGGATCTACGTACGGGGTCTTCTTCATCTGATTGATGGTCTTCTGCATGAACTGCTCCACCTCATTAGGGGGTACGTTACCGACGTTGATGTAGAAGGTCCTCTTCTCAGGAGCTCTCATGATCCTGTGGATAAGCATTGCATCCTCCATAAGGATGAGCTGCTTGAATACCTTCCTAGCAGGCTCTAGATAAGACCTGCCGTAGGGTAGGAAGTTAGTATCAGACAGAAGACGGAAGTGTGCTACTTCGTAGTTGTCTAGCTGAATGATTTTGTCTTTGTGTCTGGGGATGTAGTTGGGGTCGGTTGAGGAAGCAATACCGTCTGGATCGATTGAAAAAGTGACCTTAGCCGGGGCTTTAGGGTCCTGGCTCTCATGACGGATCATGCTATAGACGGTATAGGGTAGGACGTTGTAAACTCCGAACGTCTCAGCGATCTCTAGCTTGAGGAAGAAGTCTCCGTACTTACACATATTCCTAGTCCATGACCATAAGTTAAACTCAATGTTTAGGACGTCGTAGAATAGATTGTTAAGAATCTTCTTTATGTTCTCATCCGAGGTCTTGACCGTCAAGATGTCACCCATATCATTTCTAAGGCAAGACTCGTCGGCGATGATATCAAGGGCTGAAGCGATGATCGGATCAGTATCCATTGCCTCGTAATCGGAGTACAGCTGAATCCTTAACGTTTGATAGTTAAGGTTTGGGTTGAAGATATTTTTGTTATTGTAGATGTAAAGTCTAGAGAAGCGGTCAACCAGTGAATTGGTCTCGTAACGTCCAGTACTCTGGATGTGATTTACGTCTGCTATCTTTAACTGATTCCCACCAACGTTCCGTATTACGACGTCTGTGGAGAAAAGTCTCTGTAATCTACTAAATAAAGAAGTGTTAGCCATTCAAAAGCTGTTTAAGTATAAATAGTCCTAACGGAGTAACCAGGTTAAATCCTCTTTTCCGTGCGGAGTATCCATAGTATGCGGATTATTTTTTATATCTCCAACATTATACACAGGAGCCTGGCGGGTATTCAGGCTTGAGAAGGAAGATAACTGTGCTCTGGCAAGATCCATACCCTGTTGACGCAGTCTTAGGGCTGTATCTCTAACGTACAACGCAGTAGCAAAAGCCATTATCAAGTCATCGTTGTAGCCGCTCTGGGCTTGGGCTTTGCCGTTCTTCCATACAAAGACTCTCATCTCCTCTAGCAGTCTCTTGGACTGAATAGTGACTGATTTGTCTCTGATGTATTCCATCATCTTAGCGATTACAAGAGGACGGGTCTTCATCGACATGGTAAAGCCGGGAACTAAATTTCCTTTCTCATACTTATTCATATAGCTCTCGACCGTATCCTGGTCTGATCTAGAGGAATAGTAGAGGTTGGGATATTCCCGTTCTAGGACCTGCTCGATGGTAGCCCATCCCATGGATGCGTTCTCAATCACAAGCAAGGCATTATTGTATTCCGAGGCTATGCCTACTAGAATGTTTCCGAAGTCACGGGGAGATACCTTGCTCCTATATTCGCCGATTTGCGTAGCCGCTTCGATATCGATGATATGAAAGGTACTGTAGTCGGCCCCGTCCCCTCTTGCCACGTCAGCCACAACCATATAAGACTTAGTGTAATCGGGGTACTCCCAGATCCATAAATTGCTGTCTACTCCCCTTCTTTCGTTGGGGTCCTTGCGGTAAGTCTGCTCATAAAAGGAGAGGTACTCAGGCTCAAAGACTGTCTCGCCGGAAGAAAGGAAGTCGCAGTCACATTCCTGAGCTGCCATCCTAGGTCCTAGATCATTATCCTGTAAGTCTCTCCAGGCCTGGGTTCTTTCCGGATGCACGGTCCAGGGCAGGCGTATGGGTATGAAAGAGTTCTCTGACATCTCTGCTTTAGCCCAGGTCTGATGAAACCAGTTCCCTACCCCGTTGGGGGTAGACAGAGCCATGCACTGACCTCCTGTTGCTAGGGTCTGCTGTGCAGCAGCGAAAGTCTCATCGATGTTATCGATAAACGCAGCTTCGTCAATAATCAGCAGTGAAACAGCCTCAGATCTTGCAGCATCAGAGTTCGATGATTTAGCAGCGATCCTTGATCCGTTCACAAGCCGTAAAGAAAGTTTGTTCTTCTCTAGGGACTTAAGCCGTAACCAGCTCGGTAGCTGCTCATACATAAACTGTACCTTGGTGACTAGGTTCCGGGCCGTAGCCTGGGTGGTTGCTAGTGCGAGGATGTTCTTGTCTTTGTGGAAGATCATCAACCACAGCGCATACCCTGATGCTAGGGTTGAGATCCCAAGCTGCCTGGATTTTAACGTAATCAGGAACTGATTATCTTTAAACAGATGCAGGACCTTGTCCTGGAAAGGGTATAGGTTGAAAAGTATCCGGCCTCGCTGGGGATGCTGGATGTAGCAGTACTTACGCATGAAGTATGCCGGGTCCTGGGCACACTTGGTGTATTCCTGTATTACTAGCTGTTTTACATTCAGCGGTTGTTCACTCATAATACCGTCAGTCCTAGTACCAGGGCAGCGCCCGTCCCTAGTCCGGTTAATAACCCTTTCCAGTAGTTGGCAGCCTTACCGGCTTTCAACACTGCAATTTCTTTCTCTCTTGTTTCTAGTTGAATCTTCTTCTCTGTGATAGTTTCATAAAGAGCTTTAGTAATACCGTCTTTCTTAACGATCTGCTCTTTCTGAATATCTATGACATCTCTAAGTCCTTTAGCTTCTCTGATCCAGCTCTCAAGCTCGACCTTACAAAGGTCACCTGCATGCAAGTCAGCAATAACTTTTCTTGTAACCGTCTCCGGTAAACAAACTAAAGTATCTCCATTAACGACTATAACGCTCTGCGAAATAGCGGGCAAGCTCAGCAGTAGAAAGCTTGCTAAGCTCAGCCATCCTTTTATTGAATTCATCTCTTTCTTTTTTACGTTTTGTTTCTTCTCCTTCTAGTGCCTTAAGGGTAGAGTCGGCTTTGTTTTGAAGTCTTAATGCCTCGTTCTCTAATGAGAAAACTACCGTCTTCAAAGAATCTTCTCTCGCCTCTGATGCTTCTCTTACCGCCTTTAGTTCAGCCAGGTACTTTTTTTTGTAAGGGTTTATAATCCCGGATATCGCCAGTATGGCTATAGCGATAGCTATAAGAGTAACAATTGACTGAAGGTTTTTCATAGTTTAGAATCCTAGTAGCTGAGGAGCTTTGTTGCTTTTGGAAAAGTCGTTCTTAAATTTAATCTCACCTGATAATACTGCGGCTTTAAATTCTTCACGAGAGTATACCTTGTAGTTTCCTTGCATGTAAAGTAAGATTAAATCACTAGGTTCAGTTGCGTAGAAGTTATCAACATACCACCCGTAAAGCGTGTTTCGAATTTCACCGATACTGGTCAGATCAGACTTCGCAAAGGCGTCTTGAAATTCTCTATTTACCGCCTCTCTGACCTTTGTCATCGTTGCAGGATCTAAATTAGCTTTTCCGATCTGTTCAAGGTACTTAGCAAGGTTGACGGCTTCTGGGATTTGTGTTATCTGTTCTAAAGATTCGATTAATTGCTTCAAGTTGCCGTGGCGCTCTCCTAATCTAGCTAAATCAGCTTTAATTTCTATACTGACTCCCTCAACATCTACGTCTCCTACTGATCTTTTGGCACCGTCTTTCATGAAGAGTGCTAAGCCGTATTCACCTTTTCCAACTCCTTTACTTGTACGGACGGATGAAAAGTCAACTATTGGCTGCACTAACTCCGTAGGTAGGTTTGTCTGTTTTACGAAAAAATCAACTAAACCGCCTCCAGCGCTAGCTCTTAAATCTGTAAGTCCGGGCTTGGAGTCGGATTGAAGATATTTAAGAAGTTTTTCTTCGGCATTCAATCTCTGAGTAGTTAATAGTACTAGGTACTTACTTTCTTCCATACCTTTTTCGGTAAGTATTTCAGATATTTTAGAAGATATGCCCTGACCCTTACCCTGTATCTGGGTGTATAGATTCTTAACGAATTCAGCAGGCAGATCGTCTTTGCGGGCCTTAAGTAGGTCCATAAGAGTATCAACAGTGATTTCAGATTCTTCCTCTTCTTTTACTATTTCAGTATCGGTTCTCAAAGATGCTTCGGTAAGGTCTATATTAAGTAATCCCTTTAAGATACGAAGATCTTCCTCAGAGTCCAACTGGGGATAGCCCTTAGCACATCTCCAAGACCATTCTTTAATTATCTTGTCGACTAAATCCATTAGAGTCCTGCGAATACGTCCTCCCCAGCTCCGGGTGTAGCTGCGGGTGTTTCAGCTCCTGTTTCTGCTCCTGCTTCGGTTCCTGCTTCAGCACCGGCTCCGGCATCGGCAGTCGGTTCAGGTGACCCTGCCCCGGCGAATACATCCCCTCCGGCTCCTTCTTCTCCTCCTAGTGCATCCATTCCTGTCAGGATTGGGCCGTGAGAGAGAAT